ATCGAATCTCCACTCTAGTTAGTATTAAACTTCTTGTTAACTCGAAGTTCCCAATCTTTATCAATTCCTGGTTGAAGAAAAGATGGTCTTTCTTCTACCTCAAGTTTATATACCCACTCGCATTCTTCACAAATAATGTCATAATGCTTTCCATTAGTTGGGATCTTCTTAGTTTGTACATTAGGATGTGTAATGCAGTAATAATTACCGTCTTCTGCTTGAAAAGCTCCAACCTTAATTACCATAATCACTTCATTCAAATAGATTGTTACTAAAAACCTAGTCGGGCTCGGTTAGCCCACTAATCGAAACCGACTAGGAAGTTAGTGACACCTAGTTGTTAACCAGGATGTTAATGCAGTCGTACTCGAAGTTGTCTTCGGTGTGGTACAAGAATGTCACCACAACCTTGTGACGGTAACGCTTACCCTCATGGAAGAATACACCGGGGGAGTAGTCGTAACTCACCGGAATTTCTTCCGGGTAGTTCTTGAAACTATCAATGACCATGAACTCGACCTTCTTACGGATGCACAACGGGATATCACGCAACCCGTTAACTCCAAGAGTCATGGTCTTAACGTTCTCGTACACACCCATACTAGCCGCCTAAGTCTAGTAGAAGTATTTAGTTACTTTCGGTAAGCCAGAGATCCAAGTTACCAGCCTGGATACTCTCACCCTTCATCAGGGAAATCATAAGATCCCTGCTCAAGGAAACACCGAAGGAAGACTCAACAGTCGTAACGACATCAAGTAGCGTTGCCAGTTCGTAACCGACACTACCAGAGTTGTCACTGTTGGACTCAGTGTACGACACGGTGAACATAGGGGACCGCCCATGTTAGTTGTGTGAGTGTTCACTATTTAATTGTCCACTACCTAAGTAGTTTACTAGCTACAGGGGTGATATGGATCATTACCAGAGCACTCAGGACCAATCACGACTTGTCCTGCTAATCCATATCCTTACCGTCATGCCGACCCCTGTAGCACATAAATCACTTATGGTTTATCAAACAACGTTTGAAGATGTTCTTTAGCTTCTTGAATTTCTTTAATAGTTTCAGCTAAAGTTTCTTCATTTTCACGCTTAACTTTAAACAACATTCTTATGTATTTGACGTACGTCCTAATTTCAGCACGTGTCTCAGGTGTGTAATCTTCAGTAGGTCTGTAAGAAATATTCAACTCATCGATTTAACTCACCTTAACTGCTTCCTCGTTGAACTTAATGATAGCTGCTTCCGCTTCCTCCCTAGACTTCCAAAGAGTCCTATCACCGATGGTAAACAAGTGCCCATCGGGCTGAACGAAAAACCAACCATGCGATTCCTTATAACTAAGCTCGACAGGAGGATTGTTTCCATTAAAGGGTTCCATCCATCCGCAGTTACCACAAACCCAATAACGACCATTGACATACATAGATCCACCACAAGCTCGGGGACATCCCATTCTAAACCCCTTCTTATCTGTTTTCGCTACAAGAGTTGTAGCTTAAAGCCTAGTCGGCCAATTTCTAGCCGACTAGACGAAAGTCACAACTACTCAATACTAGCTGAACCAGTAACCCTCAGAGTCACTGTTAAGCGTGAACTCCTCAGGAAGGATTTCTTCATAAGCATCCATGAACTCAGAAACCGAATCATTAAGTCCATTAGCAATCAGAATAGTCTCAACACTCTTGGGCGAAAGCTTGTTAATCTCATCATCAATGACATTCTCAGCATCACTAGCATAGTTGTTAGTGATGTTGTAGTTGTTAGTGAGCTGACTCTGAATGGACAGCATTGCAGCGATCTCAAAGTTATTGAACTCAGCCATGTTAATTTCCTTTGCTACAGGGGTTAGATAGGAATGGTGTTTGAAGAATTAGAGCTAACATCTGTGTTGAACTGTGGTACTCCCGAAGCCGGCTTCCTAAGTCTAATTGCCTCAAGCTTATTAAAATCCCTAGGCCAACTCATAGCCATCTTAGGATCTAGTTCAGTGGGCTCATCGTAAGGGATGTCCTTCTCTCCCTCGTATTCAAGAGTCCACATGAACAAGGTAGTAGTTCCGTCAGATTCACTGCGACCCAGTACGCAACACCCACTAAGAGTGAGATTACTAAGCGCCTTATTCAAGGCTTCAACATGAATCCCGGTAATTGTCTTCGATGCGAGTCGTATGAAGTTAGGATAAGGACGGGCTGTAGCAAACGCCATACCCTTATCCTGATTCAGATTCCACATGACTAGTGTCACGATATCTGACGTTGGTTCAAACCGCTTAGCAATACTAGGCGGCATTGACCAAAGCTGTGAATTAGGTGTTGGGGGAGTAGTCACTAAATAATACCTCGCTCCCACAAATCTCGTGTTCGACTAGCACTGGGATCCCAAGGACTAAGCGGCGGAGGAAGAGGTCGAATACTTACTCGTGAAGAAGTATAGCTCTTCAGATTTCTTTGCCATCCAGGTGCATTGAACAACTGCTCAATATGGATCTTCGCCTGAATATTCCTGTTTCGAATCCTAACCAAACGGTTCTTATGAAGATTAGGATTCATTTTTATCCTTAAATCTAGGATCTAGATCTTGTTCAGCTCTAAAGGCAGCCCACATGTAACTATTATCTATCAAACCCTCTTCTACTTCTTTGGCTGCCATGTTTGATTCATAAGTAGCTGCAATAGTAGCAATATCCCAACCGAACCAATTAACTGCTGATTCATCCATCGTTCTCCGCAATCGCCTGCCACATGTCTTGTTCATTTTGAAGAGCTGGTGATACACCTGTCGCCTCATAAAGATTGGCACCATAATGCCATGTCTTCAGAAAGCCCAGATTTCTATTCACCAAAGTGGTGATGAATGCCTTGTCCTCTTCACTAAGTGCCTCGTTGTTAATGAGACCCTGATAGGTAGTGACTCCGGGATACTCAAACGGCTTCATTATTCCTCCACAAGTACAATCACCCATATCTACACCACAGTTAACACACTTAGACATTACTTACCTCTCCGCGACAGGGGAAATGTGGTGAACGGGCTTAGTATCCAAGAAATTATTGATGTCAAAATCTACATCAAATTTATAAGTCATCACCCAATCTTTGAGTTCTGCAAAACATGTCTGACAGAACATACGATTCTTACGAAATCTTTTATCCCAGACACAGTAGTTATCCACATATTCACATCGTGAACAAGGGCCTGAAAGATATTCCCAGAACGGAACTACCTTAATAACACCATCGAGATACATAGTGTTATAGGGCTGTTTCATTCCTGAAAATGGAGATCCTTGACTACGCCAACCTTGTAAGGATCTAACCCAGCGTTCGTTATCCTTGTTAGCGTTGTACTCTGTCTTTTCTTCAGAGTTCATATCACTGAATCTCTTAGTGCGCACGTTACTTATCTTTCGCTACAGGGGCTTAGTAGTACGGAATAGCTTCGTGACTTCCAATCTTAGGATCGTCGTGGTGCCACTCATCCATGTTTTCGTCGTAAAGGTGAATAGTCCTGTTGCAGGTCTTGCAATCAGCCGTGGGAATACCAACGTAGTCCATTTTTACTTGCCTTCCTTAATTAGGGGACCATGTGCGGCCACGGATCAATTTCCACCCGTGACCGGTCATGCTTCACTAATTAACTAGCGTCGAAATTAAACGGAGTCGGCTTGTTATAACCAGATCCGTTGTTATACCCAATCTGGTATTCTTCGAAACTCTCACCTTCTCTTGTTCCTGCTTCAAATGTAAGAGAGTTGATTCCATCGAACCAACCGCACCTGTAATCCAGCGACTGTCCTTCAATTTCCTCAGGCATTATTAACTCCTTAGTTACCGAACTGGCCTGTCTTCATGTCATAACTACGATGAAGAAGACCCGTAGATTCAGGGTCCTGTTCTGAGAACTTAATGATGTTACCCTCAACGCTGACATCAAACAGACTGTACTTCTCCATGATTAGATGAATGATTTCAAGGTTCGTGTTAAGGCCAGGAACTCTGCGGGTCATTACTAACTCCCGTATCCGAGCTTGAAAGCCATCTCGTTGTTCTCATCACGGACAACACTAACCGCGTCCGTCTTAATGAGATCCCACATGGCCAGAACGAAAACATCACGATTTGCAAGGAATTCAACTTCGAACGTAAACTCTAGCTGTGAAAGAGAAAATACTACACCTCTGTTATTCTCAAAGAAGGTGACAAGTTCGTTGCGCAAATCCACAACAAACTCGTCTTCACTGAGAGACAAGTCCTGCTTAGCAATCGGCTCAGTCATTTTGGGTCTCATTTCCATCCGCGACAGGGGGAGTGTTGTTACTACGTGATTCCTTAATGGCCTCAATCATCTCATCCCACTTAGTGGGACCAATCCATACTCCCGATTTCATGGCTTCATTACTCAACTTGTCGAGCACGGTCATCAACGTGTCTTCAAGCAAAGAGATTCGGGTATAGATCCCATCCAACTCCAGCTTAGAGATGATTACCTGAGTCTCCGGATCAATGAACACCATACGCTCATACATATGCTCGGTTGTTTCGATGTCTCCTTCACTATAAGGAGCCATTACTTCTTCAGTATCAAAGACGGGCATCTCAGGTTCACCCAACAACTTATCCTTTTCCCTAACAAGCGCGACGTACTTATCCTCCAGTTCATTGTGTTCCTTGCTAGTTCCTTGATGAGTTCTAAGAACTGCCTCCAACTCGATCATTTCTTCAAGAACAGTATCAATAGTTCGCACTTCTTTTTCAGTATCCAGTACAGGTGCAGGGAAATGCTGCATCTTACCTGGAGTTTGATCATTAGCATGAAACCAACGACCTTCATCCTCAACAAGTCGAAGACCACACACTGAACAAGTAGCTGTTGCCTTACTAAGGGCAAATGGCGAATCCTCACCTTCTGCGACAGGGGCGTGAATGAAATTGTGACTGAAACTTCCCGGTCCACTGTTCATAGTTCACCTGTCCATATCAAACCACGTAGCACGGTCAGATTCAGTTTCCATACGTGAGAAGTAATCGTCATCCGACTCATCATCACGCTTGAACTCAGACTCACTCATTTAGTTCATCTCCATTGCAGAAGTAAGGATTAAAGCAAGTACACCAAGGCTGACGTGTCATTAGTTGTTCATCCAATGAACGAGCCAAATCATCTGCGCTCTGAGTCTTATACTCATCCATCATTTCGGAATACTTAGTTTCGGCGACAGGGGGCTCGGCGTCGGTCACTGTTTCACCTGTCCTTGTGAAGTTCGACGTCCCAAAGGCTGTCACGAATATCCGTGAACAACTTAGCCGTCTCGGTTTCCTTGTACTCCAAGGCAAGATCAATCATCTTGGTGAGATCTTCGTAGGAGTAGTCAAGGAAGTGATTATTTGCCAGGACCATGATGAATGAAATGTTCACTATTCGTCCTTATTCAGTAGCTCAATCAGTTCAAACTCTAGTTCCGTTGCTCTTTCCTTGAGTAGCTTAATCCTCCTTTCTAGATGCTTAACTGCGAGAGACTTATCTACAGTTACAAGAGCGAATTCTCGGTAATTACTCTTTGCGACAGGGGTAATAGTTACTTCCTCACCGTTAAAGAGGATAGTTTCTCGGGGAGAACCTTCACACACCTTAGGTTCAGTTTGTGAATTGCACATTGCAGGTGTCTTGAAACAAACTTCACATACAGGGTCATCAGCACTTAGACGCCATTGATGTTTTGCTACAGGGGCATCGTTCATAGTGTGAAATCCTCAAGTGAGCCTTCATTGGCGTTGAAATACAAAGTAGTGGTCCCGTCCCGATGATTCATTAGTTCAAACTCTACAATCATAAGGTCAGGACAGTTACCAGCAGGATTGGCAATAATAACCTTGCTTTCGTCAGAAATAGTGAGTTTATCTAGCGCTTCCTTAAGTTCACCGAAGTTCATTACTCTCCTTCGCTAATCTCTCGAAGCACGTCATAGAAAAGGTTATCCGAACCCGAAATAGAGTCCACTTCTCCACCCAGGGACATCATTACATCCGGGTCCGTGAATTCCCTACCCTTCAAACTAGCTACTAGCTTAAGCAAGTTACGCGCTTCGTTCTCTACTACCTCAATCGCGTAATTGATCTGGTCATTAGTAGCCGGGCGCTCGATCTTGGTAGATCCCTTATACACGCTGAACAAGATAAGCTTACGTACCTTGTTCCAAGCTGACTCACTTACCAGGATGTTAGGGCTTTCCCTGTTATCCCTGATGTAAGCGAGCAATCCTTCAACTGTGTAAGACGATTCTCCCAATCTAATCGCGGAAAAGTCTGTCTCTGCTACAGGGGCATAGACCTTACCCTTCTTAGGTAGATAACCCCTTTCCTCAATCTTTCTCCCGAGCTTGAGAACCTTGAGAGCTGTCCGAACCGTACTTGTCTTAAGTCCGGTGGCCTTCTCAATATCCTTCACACTAAGCAGGGCTTCGGGATCAAACAACTGTCGAACCTTGCTTAGTGAGTCATCACTAAGGGGCCTGTTGTTCTCGTTCATAGTTATCATCTCTTAGTTTCGGTCCCCAAAACTAATTATCCCGATTCAAGAGATTCGGGCAAAACGGACATATGGTGCGCTTCTACTTTGGACTAAAGTGAGCTTACCACAGTGGTCATTCTACTTTCTACTAGCGTCAAACCGCAGGTCAGGAGGTGAATCAAGTAGGAAAATCGGGTTGGGGAAGGTCAGGTTAGTCGTTCCTCCTTACCTTCCCCCACCCAACGAATGTAAAAGTAAGAACCGAAAAGTGCCTGTCCTCGTATGACTCGGACTCAAAGGCTCTCAGATGCCCTTTCCCGGCCCTACAGGGTACCTAGGACGGCCTCAAAGGCCAGATGGGTCCTATGACCCACCCCGGAAGTGACTTGAAACTAATAAGCGGTAGAACGAGTAACTAACTTAGTTCAATGATGGATAGAGCTAAGTTAGTTATAAATACTACCCCTGTAGCGAAGCGACGAAGTCGCGTCTAAATTGTTCCGAAAAATTAAGGAGCCCTGGGTAAATTGACAGATTTCTACCCAGGGCCATTCCTCAATATTTAATTGAGCGATACCACTTGCTTTCTTTCTTTGAAAATCGCTTCCATTGCTTAGATGTAAGTTTCCCATAAGGAACATCAGCCAAGGCGTAGTCAATGCCCTTTTGATTGAGGTAAGCATGGACCATGCTTTCAGGGTGCTTCATTTGATTACTCCTTAGGTTAGTTAATGCAACTCGACATAAGTACTCCACAACTTATATCAAGCAATATCAACTAACTACGGTTGAAATCCCAGGGGGTGTTGCTCTTGTTGCAAAGGCCGTAAAAGTCCTTGTCACCCTCGTAAGTGAAATTAAACCATTCGTTCTCAATGCCGAACATGAACCACTTCTCGGGAATGTATCCGAAGAAGTTAAGCCACTGCCTTACCCAAAGGGGAAGGTCGTTAATGGTGTGGGTCTTGGAAGAAAGCTTAGTGTCCATTGTTAACTCCCACTACTTAAGTACCAGCTAGGCACAACAAAGCCCGACTAGTTAATCCAAACCACAGATTTCTAGCCGGGCCAAGTTGCGTCGAACTATTACTTTACGAACTTCAGGGTCCAAGACTTGGTGTCAATCTTCTCACCATCGGAGTTGTGAACATCCTTGTTGAACGTCCAAACAAACTCCTCACCACTGGTGAGCTTGTCGTAAGTGCGGTCGATGGACTTCAGGTACTCAAGGAACTGAGTAGTAATCTCACCCGAAGTAATCGTCTCACCCTTAACACGCTTGCTAAGAACCTGAGCGAGCATAGTAGTGGTGGACTTGAACGTAGTAACACCGTCCTTAACCACCTCACTACCAATGTTCTCGGGGGTAACAACCTCTACGTCATTACCGTTCTCATCCTTAACAATCTCAGTGTCAAGGATCTGAATCTTACGGTAAGACGGGCGAATACCCGTACCACCCGTAGTGTCCGTAGTTCCCGTCTTAATACCACGGGTGGACTTAAGCTCGGGAAGGTACTGGATGTAATCCTCATCCAGCATCTCGCCCATGTCCTTAAAGACCTTAACGCGAGCCCGAAGAATAACCGAAGACTCCTTAGAGTCCTCACGTGCCTTATCAACCTCAGCATCATTAGCAGCCTCAGGAAGATACTGCTTAGCAATCTCGTTGGCCTCGCTAATAAGCTTCTCGCGAGTCTCATCGAGCTTAGCAATTCGCTTAAGAAGAGCACCAAGCGAAGGGTCATCCTGAGGGTTACTGTCCCTAATTTCAGCGAGAAGCTTGTTAGGGTCGGTCTTACTGTCAGCCGCAGCCTGAACAAGTCGGACGTTAGCGTTGTGAACTTCAGCGTCCTTCCAGAACTGGAGAATACTGTCCTGGATCTTCTTAGGAAGCTGAGCAATTCCCTCACGCTTCTGCTCATCCGTAAGCTCAACCTTGGTTGCCTCGACCGGAGTAGCCATGGTAATGCCCCTTAATGTGTCGTTGTCCCTGTACTAAGGACAGTCTAGCAGAGTCAGGGCACAAAAGGGCACACTTCTACCCGGATTCGTCCCCTGTAGCAAGGATTCTCGTTGCCTTCCTTGCCTAGTGAACCTTGAACCTTTGACAGTTCAAGATCCCTGTACCCGTACGACCCGGATACCAGCTCGAATTATAAGTACGACTAACCTAGCTACGCCTTTATGATCAGCGCTGGACTTATGTTTCCACAACAATAGCTCAGAAGACCTAAGTGTGGCCCGAACTGCCAGTTATCATTTTGCGATTAATCATTTGGGCGCAGCGAGGCGCAGCATATCAGTACGACCCTGATATTAGCGTGAGTTATAAGTGACTATGCCTAGTACAATTCCCACCAATTAGTTTCAGGTGAAGCAGTATCAGAAGCGATGTATTTAATTCACCCGGATATTACCCCGGTTACTTAAACAGGGAGAGCTTAAGACTTACTTCGAAAGACTTAACTGGTGACTAGTGGTTAACCTGTCCCGTGCGATTGGGAGGGCTTTCGGCTACGTCACAAATGTAATCCGGTTACTTACCCCGGTCACTAGTCCTAATGTAATTGCCGACCCTTTCGGGCTCGCAAAACAATCACACGACTAGCTACGTAATCGGCACACTATTTAGTTCTCAAGCAACAAGCACTCAGTTACACGCACCGGTTGTTCGGGTTAGCGATTCGGTTTGTTTCCCTGGCGACATGGAGAACATTACCCCTGTCGCCGATGTTGTCCAAAAATTCCACCCGCACTTCCCTCCCCTAAATCGAGTTCTGACAAAATTTTACATTTGGCGTCAACCAAACTAAACTAAATTACATGAGCGATATTATAACCCCTGACGTAAATCCCCTAGTGTTCGCAATGGAGAGAACTGGTATCACTCTGACTGAACTGTCGAAAGATGTTCTTCTTTCCAAGCAATACATCAATAAGACTGAGTACGGATGCTTCACCAATATTAACGAGCGACTTGTTAGATGGTTGGCTCTGAGACTTGGTGATTACTACGATGAGAACATCAGTACAAAACAGATCAACACTTGGTACCAAAATTTTCGCCAGTATAAGCGAAATTCCACACGATACAGATTGTCCCAAATTGAAGGGGAGCCTATTAAAGATTCCCCGCCTGTTGGTAACTTCATCTATGACAATGAAGCGTATCGAGAAGAGTTCGTTAAGTGGCGAAGTAAGTACTGGAATTCCCACTACCAGTTTGCTAAAGATATGTGTATCCATCCCTATACTGTTAAGAACTTTGAGGATGGAGATTGTAAGGGATTTCCCCAGGAACTTAGGACTCTGCTTATTATGCTGGAAAGTGAAGACTAAATGAGTGATGGCCCCGACCCGGGTAGTAATAACCCACTTAATCCTAAGGTTCAGGATTATCTATCCCCTGTAGCCAGAGAACTGGTCCTTTTTATTGAGAGGTTTCACTCTCTTACGGGAGTAGCTCCGGAACGTGTTGGTATGACTGATTATCTTGTATCAATCGGTCATAAGGTTTCAGCTACAGAGCTAACGAATATTCTTAAGGATCCATTGTTCAAACGTTCCATGGATGTTCGTGGAATTATTATGGATTCTCAGTACGTAGCTAATAAGAAACTTACCCAACGACAAATGACAGCTGCGGCTATGATGTCTTCAGTTGTTGATAGACGTAGTGAAGGTAAGCGACTTTCAGATCTAGGAATTAGCACAACAGAGTGGTCAACGTGGATGCTTGATGAAACCTTCGTTAGATATTACGAGGGTCGAGTTGAGAAGATGTTGGCTAATAGTGTGAGTGCTGCTCACCTTGGTTTGATGCGTGGAGTTAATAACGGAAACGTCCAAGCAATTAAGCTTCTGTATGAGATCACTAATCGATACAACCCTGCTCAGGAAGACCAGGTTAACGTTAGGGTTCTTCTTAACAGGGTCATCGAAGTTATTCAGAAGCACGTGAAGGATCCTGAGATTCTTACTAACATGGCTAGGGAACTAACTCAGGTCGTAGCAATTGAGGCCCCGGCCGTAGTTCAGGGTTCAGTAGTAAGGAGGTAACCATGGAGTTCAGCTCGATTAATACGTCGAAGTTCGATATTAACAAGCCACCTCAGGCTTATCCGGATAGTTATCAAGATAGAGACGGTAACTATGAAGGTCCGGATAACAAGGACTACGCCAACAAGTCAGATAACCATGAATCCTCAGACGTCGACAGTTCAAGGAGAGCTAAGCATCATACTTTGGGAACTGCGAGGAATCAGGCTAGTCCTGGAGATCACATTCATGATGGAGTAGTTTCCAAGAAAACAGGCGCCGGCCTCGGCTTGGTGCTAACCGGATCTAAGGGAGGTAATGTGGCGCTAGCTAACCTTATTACCATGCTCAAAACTGTTATAGAGTTTACGGACTCTACTACTTAATATAAGCCCCTGTAGCAAAATAAGAGGTTCCGAAATGAGCTCTCTAAGCACGAACTATAAGTTCTTCAAACCAGGACCTCAGGATCTAGTGGATCCAGTTCAGGATATGAAGAATAATCTAATGATTGCTGATACTAAGATCTTTGGTCTTACTCAGTATCGGTATTCGACTGATAACGTTCCTGATTTTTCTCAGATGGAAAATGGTTGGAAGGTTATCGATCAGAAGACCGGACGAATTAAGTATCTTTACAATGATCCGTCTACCGGACCTAGTCTGAAAAACATTCCACGATTGAACAACACTAATCCGTGGAACCCTATTACGTTCAGTGCTGGGTGGGATAATAACGAACCATTGTTCCCTATGAATTATTGTGCTTGGCGTTACTACATAACGGGATCTACTGACAAGGTAGAGCTTAAGGGTCGATTTACTTCTGCAACTATTGCTAACAATACTTCGATCACTATTGCTCCCGCTGGGTCGGTTCCTAGTCCGGTATCTCACAGGTACTTTGGAAATATTCCTGGTATCGGTGGAACTAACACAGAAAACAATAGCTCTGCTCGTATCCAGATTACTAACACAGGAAGTATCGTTCTTGTTCACTACGGAACCAGTAATTCAGGTGCAGCTGAGAACTATGCCACTCTAGATAACATTATTTATTCTACCCTGTAGCGAGGAATAGTTATGGCGTTTCCTGCTTCTCTACTCAGAACTCTAGCTACAGATCTGGTCAATGAAATAACTCAGCTTAATAATAACTGGGATCGAATCGATACAGCTTTTACATCTTTGTATGGGGGAGCGGCGGTAACTCCAGTAGTTACTAGTCCTGCTCTTGGTACCGAGTGGATTAACAAAGATGGAAAGCTAATGATTTGGAACGGAACAGTTTGGGCCGAACCAGATCTAGAAACTTGGGGAGCCTGGAGTTCTCTCACTATTACTGCTCCTTATCAAAATGCTGGAGGTAATGCAGCACAGATTAGGAAGAGCAATCTCAATAACGTTGAAATGCGTGGAGCAATCCAACTTAATGCCGGTGCTGATGCTTTTCCCGATACTGGTTATATCCTTGTTAGTTCAGGACAGTTTGCTGTAGGTACTGGTTATTGTCCAGAAATGACAACAACTGTTCCCGCAGCTATGAACTCATCTGCTACAGGGTTCACCAATGGATTTATTTATCTCACGGTAACTGGTGGATCACCTTCTACCTTGGCGGTTTATATTCTGCCACAAGGTGTAAGAGCAACAGGTAACTCTATTAATCTCGATAACGTGAGATACAAGGGGGCGTAATGGTAGATCTACTGACACCTAACGTAGGTTTCGTAGTTCCTGAAGATCCCAACGATATGAAGCTTGTTGATAAATATCTCAACGATAATTGGGCTAAATTTGAGATTCCTCTAGGTTCTCCGAAGATTGTTACGGCCGTACCTGATACTGATTCCAGTTATAAGCCTGGCGACAGGGTTTATGTTTCTGGTGGATCAGATCCTAATGGTCTTTACGTTTGTCTTGGTGTAGATGCTACGTGGGGAACATTCTGGAGGCCTATTAGTCCAGTCTGGGGACCTTGGCGTCGACCCGGCCCTGTAGCAAATCCGAACTCCATTATTCTGGATCCTTCTGCTTACAGGATTGTTGATGCTGATTCTCCTTTTCAGTATCGACTCTCTAATTTCGGTAAGATTCAGTTTAGAGGTAATATTCAGCGAGTAACAGGAACTTGGCCCGACGTTTCGGTTACCGGTTATTACCCTACCTACACAACTAACATTCCTGAATGTATTATCCCGGGATCTATTAGAGTTCCTAGTTCACTAAGTAAAGTCTCTTCACCACAGATTCAGTCGGCTCCTTATCCCATGAGTTCTTCTCAAACAATTGCCCAGAGTTCACAAGTAATTTATGATGCTGGACAACGACGTTGGGTTATTCGAGTTAATACGGATGGAATCGCCAATATTACCAAGGTATTTTTCTCCGGAGCCGAGTATGACATTGGAGATATGGAAATTTAATGGTATCCCGTGAAAGAAAGATCGCTAGTATTGAGGATGCGTTTTCTGAACTAGGAACCATTCTTAAGAGAGTAGCCATCGCACCTAATGTTAATAATTACGTTCCACATGCTAAGCAAGAGGATTATCACACATCCGATGCTTATCTTAGATTGTATATTGGTGGTAACCGTTCTGGTAAAACTACGGGAGGTATTGTTGAAGATATTTGGTGGCTTATAAATAAGCATCCTTACCTTGATACTCCTGATCCAACTATTAGGCCCGTGATGGGTCGTCTTGTTTCTGTTGACTTTATTAATGGAATCAAGAAGATTATTATCCCTCAGCTTAAACAGTGGATTCCACCTAACTACCTAAAAGGTGGAACATGGACTACTGCTTATTCAGAATCTGAACGAGTGCTAAGTTTTGCTAACGGTTCTGAGCTAGAACTCATGTCTTATGACCAGGATCTCGATAAGTTCGCAGGAACTAGTCGAGATTTTATTCATTTTGATGAAGAGCCGCCAGAAGATATTTTTAACGAGTGTAAGATGCGACTTATTGACCGTAATGGTCGAGCATGGGTCACTATGACACCCGTTGAAGGTATGACATGGATGTATGACGCAGTTTACGAACCGGGATCTATGGGGGATCCTGATATTGCTGTTATTGAAGTAGATATGCATGAAAATCCCCACTTGGGTAAGGAAGAGATCGAGAAGGCAACTAAGGGTCTCTCCGAAGAAGAGAAGGATGCCCGTATTAAGGGTAAGTTTGTCCAGATGGGCGGACTTATTTACAAGAAGTTCAAGGTAGAGACTCATGTTATTCCTCAGATACCTTTTGAGGAATTCCTAGATCCCAATAGATACAAAATCTATATGAGCCTCGATCACGGGTTGAATAATCCAACATCAGTTCATTGGCATGCTGTTGATAACGATGGAAACGTCACTACTTTTGATGAACATTACGAGGCTGGCAAGATTATTAGTTATCATGCTGCTGTTATTCTTTCTAAAGATGGTCAGCATGGTCGTATGCCAGATATTAGAATTGCTGACCCGGCTCTTGCTCAGCGTAATGGTGTAACGGGAACTTCTATCCAGACTGAATATGCAGTTCTTGGTATTGGTTTGGGTTTGGCGAACAATGATGTTAAGACTGGACTAGCTAAGGTTTCTCAATATGTAGAGCCTGGACCTAGTGGCAAACCGACTTGGCAAATCACTCAGAATTGCCCTAATCTGATTCGTGAAGCACTTAGGTATCGCTGGGAAACATGGGCCACTAAGAAGCAGCAAAATAAAAATAACGCTTACGACACTCCACATAAGAAGGATGACCATGCAATGGATGATTGCAGGTACTTCTTTACTCTTATGCCGGAACTTAAGCACGCGGCCCCTGTAGCAGAAAAAGCTACTATGCATCATCAGCTTGTTGGTGCTGAGGCTTCTAGAGCTGTTATTCAAACAGTATGGAAGCAGATTGATCCTAATCTGACCAAAGAAGCACTGAGCAATTCCAATAACACGAACTGGATGCCAGTTCTCAACGATGGAGATTATTAACATGGTTGATGTTGATCCCGAGGTTTTTAACAACCCGGATCGTGGTAAGAGTTACCTTCCTTTTCTTGATGAAGTAGAAGCTCAGGCTTTTGAGGATCGTAATGCAGAGCTAGAGGGACGACCTTCTCGACAGATTAAGCCTCGTGATAGGTTCGGTATCTATGCCGAGCAGTCTGCTAATGGAACTCTTGTTTACGAAGATGGCGATCCAGTAACTATCGGGGACATGCTTACCGATGATATTGGTGCCAAGCTTCGTAAGCTTGTTGAACTTGAAACATCAGATGTAGCTAAGACTAAGAAGATTGCAGAACTGAACAAGACTAAGAAGGAACTTACTAAGGAACTTGCGGAAGCTAAGGAGCTTCTGGGTGAGTGATCGATTCTTTATTATTGAAGCAACTAGTATGGCTCTACCACATAAGTGTCTTAGTTGTGGGGGAGGGGACAAGGGTCGAAAGTATATTGATACAGGCCTCGACGTAGATTATTACGGAGTGGTTTACTTCTGTACCATGTGCTTCGAAAACCTTGCGGAGAAGGTTGGTTATTCTCCGGATATGGATAAGACGCTTCTGGAAGACACCACAGAACGTCAGTTGGTAGAGATTAACAATCTCAAGAAGCAGAATGAGGCAATCAGACATGCCATGGCAGTTCTTTTGGCTCCTTCTACTATTCCTCTTGGGAATCCTAACCGTCTCGTTGATCGCCTTGTTTCTGGTTTTCAAGCATCTCTCGAAGCAGACCGACAAGCATCTATCAATGATTCACGATCTGACGAATCTGTCAGCGTCGAAGGATCTAGCGACGTACTCCCAGCTACAGATGATTCCGTCAGTAAGCCAGCAAAACGCACAGGTAGTAAGTAATGCCCCTGTAGCAGAAGAATATATTTCCGATGAAGACAGGCTAGCAGTTATTCTTCAGGACCATAACTTTGGTATGGAGTGAGGTGAATAGTAAGTGACGACCCCTACTGGAGATAAGAAGTTCTCAGAGGAACAACTTAATACACTTTCCAGTAGTTCAGAAGACAAGAATTACAATGACAAGCTTCTTGCCTGGCTTAGTTCTGAATACGAGAAGTGTAAGTCTTCGCGACAGGTCATTGAACGTCAGTGGTATTTGAACATGGCATTCCTTGCATCCCGTCAAAATGTAGCTACTCGTAATATTCAGGGTGCTGGTGCAGTTGCTGGTGTAAGACTTTATGTTCCTCCGGCTCCTCCTCATAGGTCACGTCCTACATTTAACAGGATTCGACCTATTATTCGTAAGGAGTATGCAAAGCTCACTGCTCAGAAGCCTACGGCTGTTGTTGTTCCGGCTACTTCTGAAGACAGGGACTTGTATGCCGCTCAGGCCGGTGAACAAATTTGGGACAGTGTTTATCGCAATAAGAACGTAAGGAAGACCTTTAATCAAGCTGTTCATTGGTCTCTTAAGACTGGAAATGGCTTTGTTAAAGAATATTGGGACCCTACAAAGAAGGCCGACGATGGTACTTCAGGGGATTTCTGCTATGAATGTGTAACACCTTTTAATCTTTTCTTTCCTGATCTTCTTGCTACTGATATTGAAGATCAGTCTTATGTGATTCATGTTCAGACGCGTACTCCTGGTTGGATTAAGCTTAATTATGGTATTGATGCTACTCCTGATACTAAGGAAGCATCAGATATCCTTAATGACAGTTTTCTTAGCCTTGTAGGGGCTCGTAACTCCACCAAGGAATCTGTTCTTGTTTTTGAGGTATGGATTAAGCCTAACAGTGTAGGCATCATGCCTAAGGGCGGTATGTTCACTGTTATTGGTACCCAAGTTATTCAGTCCTATGACAAGGGTAATCCTTACATCCATGGTGAATACCCCTTCACTCATATTCCTTACATTGAGACTGGTAATTTCTACGCGGAATCAGTTATCACTGACTTGATTCCTGTTCAGCGTGAGTATAACCGTACCCGTGGTCAGATTATTGAGAACAAGAACACCATGGGCATGATTAAACTTATTGCTGCTGAGGGTAGTCTTGACCCTACCAAGGTTAATACTGTTCCCGGACAAGCTATTCTTCATAAGCTAGGATTTCCAGCCCCGACCCCTGTAGCACCTGTTCCTCTGCCAGCGTATGTTATTCAGGAAATTGATCGTCTTCTTCAGGATTTCGATGATATTTCTGGTCAGCATGATGTTTCTAAGGGACAAGCCCCTCCTGGTGTAACTGCTGCTACTGCTATTAGTTTTCTTCAGGAACAAGATGAATCCATCATGGCTTCTATGTTCCAGTCGATTGAAAATGCTTATCAGAAGCTTGCTCGACAGACTTTGTGCCATGTTAAGCAATACTGGACTCTGCCTAGAACGGTGAAGGTTGCTGGTGCAGATAATCAATTTTCTGTGCTTGCTTTCCGTGGTTCTGATATTCGGGATAATACGGATATCAGAATGGAAGCGGGATCGGCTCTCCCAACTTCCAAGGCAGGTAAACAAGCACTGTTGATGGACCTTATGAGTTCTGGTTTTATTCCCCCTGAGAAGGGACTAGAGCTTATGGATATCGGTGGTTCACAACGTCTTTATGACCAACTTCGTATGGATAGTTCTCAAGCTACTCGTGAGAACATGAAGATGGTTGCAGTAACACCTGAACAGCTTATGCAGTATCAGAGGGTTAACATGATGTCCCCTGTAGCGAATAATCCTGGCCTCGGAATGGGTCTTGGTATGGCTCAGGGAATGATGCAGGATCCGACAACTACAGGTATGCCTGGTCAGCCTGGAATTCCTGATCCTAACAATATGCCGCTGGATATGCCGCCGGATATGGCTATGCAGGCTCAAGCTGCTACAACTGCTCCACCTCTGATTGTTCCAGTTAATAGTTGGGACAATCATGAAACGCACATTGAAGTTCACAATAATTATCGTAAGGGTCAGGAGTTTGAAAATCTTTCTCCTGAACAGAAGCAGTTGTTTGAGGATCACGTAAATCAACATCTTACTGCTATTGGTATGATGCCTGGTGCTACTCCTCAGGCTCAAGCTTCACAACAGCAGCAAATGATGCAACAGGGACTAGGACCTATGCCGCCTGATAGTTCAGGTAATTCGGTACCGCCTAATTCTGATCCTAGTTCTGGTCCTACTGGTCCTCCTCCTGGACCGCCTGCTAGTATGAATCCTAATCAACCACCACCTAGTATGCCTATGATGGGAGGTTAATTATGGCTAATAAGCAGACAGTACCTATTGAAGGTCTTTCGTGGGTTAACAAGCAGCGAACTGGTCAGGGAGCTAATAACAGTTCTGGTGACAGTCTCGTAGCTAATGATACGGCTTATTCTAGTATTGCAGATATGCGAACTGCTCTTGCAGCTGCAAATGCTGGTTACTACACTACTGCTAAGCTTGATCAGATGACTCATAACGACATGATTTATGCCCTGCGTATTGAACTTGATGGTGGAACCGGAACGGCAGGAGTTATTTAATGGCTGGACTTCCACCTTGGCTCAATAAGGGCAAGGATAATGGACAGAAGGACTCTAAGGGTGCGAAGATGAGTCCTAAGCAGGCTGCTATTGCCCGTCGTCTTGAAAAGAATAAGAAGGGTAAGAAGTAGTGACTAATCCTCTTAGTTCGCAGGATTTGACTAATCGTTTTACGTACCATCCTCCGAACGAAGATGCTGATCCGTTTGAAGCAGAGAAGATTAGCAATAAGTATAGGGATACTAGAGCTAAGGCTCTTGAGTATGCTGAATGGCTTAATGAAAATCTTCCTGTTAGTCGAGAAGCTTCTACTGCTTTTACTAAGCTTGAAGAAGTTGTGTTCTGGGCTAATGCTGCAATTGCTCGTCACTAATTAAACTTCCAGATCTAGGGCCCCTCGGGGTACGGGTCGTTAAGGAATTAAAATGACTACGCCTGAAGAGATTACTCCTGTATCCACCGGTGAAATTACAGGCTCTGAGAGTCCAGGGATTAATCCGGCTTGGAACGAAGTTCTCGAAGTACTTCCTGCCTCTCTGCATTCACTGGTCACTCCCCACTTTCAGAAGTGGGATCAGTCTGCACAGAGTCGTATTGAGGAAGTAAACACCAAGTTTAAGGACTATGAGTCTTATAGTCCGCTTGTTGAGCATGGTATTACGATGGATCAGGTTCATCAGGCTATTAACCTGCTGAGCGAGATTAACAACAATCCTCGTTCTATCTATGATGCTCTTGATGAAACTTTTAAGTACAGTCAGGCTCAGGTTGATCCTAATGCTGTAGTTCCAGAGGCAGCTGGCACTGTTCCGGATCCTAACCAGTATCAGGTTCCTCCTGAGCTACAGGAACAGGTTAATCTGCTGTCTCAGCTTGTTCTTAGTGAGCAGCAGGCTAAGGCAGCACAGGCAGAAGATGCAAAGTTGGATCGAGAGCTTGGCGCGGCTCTTGAAAAGTTTCCTGATGTTGAGATGAACAAGGTAACTGAGGACTTTGTTCTTGCTCAAATGATGACTAAGAATCTTACAGCAGAACAAGCAGTTCAGTCTTTTGTAGATTTCCGAGCTTCGGTTAGTCCGCAGCCTTTTGCACCTAGGATTCTTAGTGCAAGTGGTGGGGGAGTACCTACTCAGGGAATTGATCCTAAGACTCTATCTCGTAGTGATACTCAATCTCTGGTTGCTCAGCTTCTTATGCAGAATAAGCGGCAACAGGGGTAATATAAGGAGCTTATAGTGCCTGGTGCAACACTTACCACCGTAGATAACATCATGAAGGAGGTTTATGAAGCCCAGATTCAGGAGCAGCTTGCTAATGACTGCAAGGCTTCTAAGCGAATTGAAAGTTCTTCCGAGGGAGTAACTTCTCACGTTGGTGGTAAGTATGTACTCTTTCCACTGCACATCGGACGTAACCAGGGTATGGGTGCACGTCTGGAGAACGAACTTCTTCCGACTGCTGGAAACCAGAGTTACACCCAGGCTAAGCTGAATCTTTCTTACCAGTACGCAGCTATTCGACTTACTGGTCAGACTTTTGAACTTGCTGATTCCGATTTCCAGTCATTCGCTTCTGCGCTTGATCAGGAAGTTTCTGGAATTAAGCGGGATGTTGCTAAGGATTATAACCGTCAGATTTTCGGTACTAGTGTTGGTGCACTTGGTACTGCAACTGGCGCTTATGCAGCGGTAACTATCCCGATGACTAACACTCAGTACATGGCTGTTGGTCAGATCGTTGATATTTATGCTTCTGACACTACGACTCTTCGTGCTGCTGGCCGTAATGTTGTTACTGTTAACAAGAACGTTTCTATTGTTGTTGATGGTGCTAATATTGCAGCCGGTGCTATCGGTGATATTGTTGCTCGTCTCGGATCTATTACCCGAGAGATCATCGGTTTTCAGCAGATCGTTAACGACACCGGTATTCTTCACCAGGTTAACCCTGCTACTGTTCCTCTTTGGAAGAGTGTTATGAACGGAAATGCTGGTGTTAACCGGCCTCTTTCTGAGTCTGACATGATTCGAATGAGCGACGATATTGTTACTAACGGTGGTAAGTCTACCGTTATTTGGTCGAACCTTGGTGTTCGCCGTAGCTACTACAACCTGCTTGTTCAGGCTCGTAGGTACCACGACACTAAGGATTATGGTGGTGGTTTCTCGGGACTTAGTTTCACCACTGATAATGGCGATATCCCGATGATGACTGACATTGATTGCCAGCCTAACCGCATGTACTTCCTTAATGAGAAGGAGATTAAGCAGTACCGCGAGAAGGACTGGAGTTGGATGGACCGTAATGGTAATAAGTGGCAGTGGGTTCAGCAGTATGATGCTTATGAGGCTCGCCTCTACAAGTATTTCAACTTTGGAACTCACCGTCGTAACACCCATGGTCTTCTCTCTGACATCACCGAGAGCTAAGAATTAAATTAGTACCCGGCTTTAATCAAGGGGCTACAGGAGTAACAAGCTCCTGTAGCCCCATTATTGTAAGGAAATATAGTGGCTCTCACGATTAATGATCTCTGGTATAGGTTTGTACAGTCAGCAGTTTCTGTAGCAAATGGGGGAACCGGTACAGGAATTGTAGCTTCTAGTCCGCAGGAAGCTAATGGTTGGACTTCTAAGACTGATCCCGATACTACTGTCGCACCTGTACAATTTGCAGTTCTTGCAAATGTAACACCTACTGACGGTGCTGGTATGTATAGGATTCAGGTTATTTATGGATATGGAGCTACTGCCGAAGCAACCACAGCCGATAATTTCCAACTAGTTAAGGGTGTAGGTGGCACGTCTATTGCTTTGCTGCCTTCATCTGTTGGCGTAGCTAATACTACCTTTCCCAAGGTAGACATTACAGCTAGTCTTGCTGCTGGAGAAATTGTTAAGGTCATCACTAATAACAATGCTTCTGCTGGTGCTGTCTATAAGACTTATCTTATTCTTGATAGGATTGCCTAATGCTTACTGATACTGGACATTATTATTTTCCTACTGAGACGGGTCAGTGGGTTTCAGATAATCAGGTTCGAGTAGCTCAGGTGCTACAGGACTACGATCCTAATTTGCAGTTGCAATGGATTCCACTTAACGAACGAGGCCCGGACGATTATGCATTTCGAGTCGTTGATGTTTCTCCTGGTAAGCGTCCTTACGCTGTATGTTTTGCTCACGAAGCGGACGAACGACTCCTAGCTCGTGTTTTTGAAGCTGATGGAACTAAGAACGGTGGAACTCTTAATATTCTTGAACGTATTAACATGGCTCAGGAGATGCTTAATCTTAAGAAGCAGATGGAAGAACGCATGGAAAGTCACGAACTTGCTTACTCTGTAATGAACAGTAGCAAGATTCATTACAAGCACAACGGTATTGATTTTGGCAAGAAGTTCGGTGGGCGACTGGGATGATTGTTTCAGATGTAGCCTTGAGAGTCCGTAGGACTTTTGGAGATGAAGCATCTGTTCAGATTACAGATGCGGATATTATTCGGTGGATTAACGATTCGCAACGCCATATCACCCTTCGCAATGAAGGATTGATGGAAGCTAAGGCGGTATCGGATATTGTTGTTGGTCAGGTAGATTACGATACTCCAGCAGACATGAGTGTTCTTAGGTCTCTTTCTTACCAGGGATCTAAGCTTACGAACCTGAGTTTCAATGATTTCAACGAATACATTTATGGTAATGCACCTAATTCAAACCAGGGTTGCCCTCTTTACTACATGGTTTGGAACGACAAGATTTCCATTTATCCACCTTCCTCTGTAGCGGCTACAGGGGGCCTCTATATTTATTATATTAAGCATCCTGCTGATGTAGTAACTATGGCCGATGCCCTGTCGCTACCTCTTGAGTACCACAATGCAATCGTTGATTATTGTTTGCAGCAGGCTTTTGAACTTGATGAGGATCCTCAGAAGTCTGTACTTAAGGAAAATCAGTTTGAGAAGAAGGTGATGGAACTTAACGACAGGAATAAGTGGACAGCTCAGGAATACTATCCGAGCGTAACTGTTCTTCCTGAGGATGCTTGGTAATGGCAGCTAAGATTAATCCTAAGGTTCCGATCTCTGAACTTAAGATTGGTCCCTTTGCTGGTGGAATTAACAACTATTCTAATGCATCTGCTATTGCTGATTCTGAGCTAGTAGATTGCATTAACTTTGATATCGATCTCGATGGATCTCTTAAGTCTCGTCCACCGATGCACTGTAGCGGAATTCCATACGCTTCCACTACAACTCCTATTTTCGAAGCTAACACTAAGGTTCTAGGAACTTATACATTTGATGGACTACGTCTGATTGTCTATCAGTACACTCAGATTCTTAATCCATCGGCCGGCGTGTATAGCATCGATCAGAGAGTAGAAGGTTATTGGGTAGATGGTTCTTTCCTGGGAACCACATTTCTACTCACTAGCGATACATACTCTTCAGGATCTCCAACTATTGCTAATCCTTACACAACTATTAGCCGATACAAGAACACCTTGTACATGTTCCGTGCTACAGGGGGTGGAGGTAAGTATGTAGTTAACGCTGTTACTGGATCGGGAGCCTTTACAGCTGGTACTTATCCTGCTGCTTCTAAGTCTGTTGTCTACAAGGAACGTATGTGGCTGTGTGGGGATAAGACCACTACTAATCCTAGTCGTCTTTACTTCTCTGATATAGCTCTACCTGATACTTACCAGCCTGCTAGTTTCTTTGATATCCGTCCTGGTGATGGTGACACGCTTAACGATATGATTGTTTACCAGGACAATCTATTCATTTTTAAGAATAGCTCTATCTGGGTCTTTGCTTATGATACGCAACCTGCACAGGCTGTTCTTCAACAACTTCATAACTCACTAGGTGTAGATAACGAGAGTTCCATAGCTCTTTATGAGAACGTTATTTACTTCTTGAAGTGGGGGCAGGTTTACCAAATAGCTGACTACGTCTTCACCCGTATTAGTACCAAACTTCCATTCGCAGATGATAGGACACTTCCTACCCCTGTAGCAGGAACCGAAGCTTGGATTAATACTAAGTGGAAGTACTACAGCTATCTTAGTCTAGTAGGGGATAGGCTAGTAGTTCGTTTTTATAACAGAACTTACGTCTATCATCTTAGAATGAGAGCTTGGACTAGATGGACTAGTCAGGACAATGTACTTCATTACTCAGGACAGTTCGTTAAACTTGAAGATTCTAACCTTGTATCGACTTTGAAGCGTAGTTACAACACTTATGTAGCTGGTGGAGCTCTGACAGTTCCTCCTTTTAAGTCTATGGTTAACACGACTGTTCGTAATATTACGTTTCTTAGTGATGTATATGACCCAACTACCGGAGAATACACTAAGTGGACTGGTAGTGGACTTCCTGACAATGTGGTGGATATCATGTTGTCTATCAAGTCTAAGATTTATGACGTAGGTATCAGTCACAGATTTAAGCGATTGATGCACTGGGGCGTAGATGTTGTTACGGGTCGAGATGTAACAGGTATCTTGTCTCCTTACTCTCTTGCTTATCGTGTTACCTGGGAACAACTTCATGGACTTATGTGGAATCAACTTCAGACTTGGGGTTATCCGCTATTTGCCCAGCCTAACAACACACAAACAACTCTAGTAGACGCTGGAGTTTACAGGCGCTATATTAGATTTCCTAAGTCACTGCGTTACCGTCTTCTTCAATTTGAAGTGCAGATGGTTACCAAGGGAAATCAAACAGATGGACCTGCTCAACTTTATTCTTTGACCGCATTCACTGCTCAGAAACAGCTTGTTCCTAAGGGCGTGAACTAATGATTGTAGATCTATATGGAAACGGACGAGTCCCAACACCCCAAGCCCAAACTTCAATTGGTGGCTATAACTCATATGCGGCGGGTAACAAGAGATACGGAGCTGGAAGGTTGGCACCAAACCTTGGGCCAGTTTCTGGATCAGGTATGCAAGGGTATAATCAACGAGACAACGAAAATTCCGCTCGAAGAAACGCCATTCTTCGTCGAATGAAGGGTCAGGCTGGAGGAAACCCGATGAATCCGGGAATCCAGAACTACCAGAATGGACTTTAAGTGGGTACTTATACCATTGCTAACGGAGATACCCTAGGTAGTCTTGCTCGGAAATATCAGACTAGTGTTAGCGCTCTTGCCAAGGCTAATGGAATTAAGAATCCTAACAGGATTATTGCTGGGAAGACTCTTAATATTCCCAACTATAATAAGGCAGTAACTCAAGCTGCCCCTGTAGCAACTCCTCAAGCTCCACAAGCCCCTGTAGCTCCGCCTACTCCTTCTCTTGAAGAGTGGTTGGCTGGAGATTCTACTTATAATTCGCAGCAAGCTGGTTATAACCGTTCCAAGGCTGATTACGAAGCTCAGTATAATCAGCAACAGCAGAATACGAATCGAGACTATGCAATCTCACAACGAGCACTTGATCAGCAAGGAACTACTGATAGAGATCAGCAACTCAATGACTACGCTGGTCGAGGAATCGTCAACTCTGGAGTCTATGGAACAGCTCTATCGGAATACAATCAGGGATTCAACACTAAGGTTGCCAATCTCAATCAAGGACTTCAAGATACACTGAACAACCAAAATAACGCTCACACTAATTATCTTCGTCAGCTACAGCTGGAACAAGATACTGCTAAGCAAGATGCTATCCGACGTCGAGCTCAAAGTTTGGGGATCTAATGGCTGATGACGATCTCCTGTCGCGTCTTAAGCATTTCTTGTTTGATAATCCTAAGGGCAAAGATAGTACTGTAGCTAATGCTAACGCATTTGTTAAGTCTGATCAGGCAGCTAAGAAGGCTATTGCGAGTAGCACTAGTCCTTTTAGAAACCCTAATCAGTCAACTACGGCTGGTATGAATACTAATGGGGGAGTGGGTAATAGTCCTTATGGTCCTCCTTCTGGTGTAAGTTCTTCGGGTTCTCAATTTCCAGGAATGTTTAACAACCCTGCTACAGGGGACTCACGAAACATTAATGAAGCCATGGGGATCCTTAACAATCCCTATGTAACTACTCCTTCAGCACAAAGCAAGGCTAGTTCTACGCTACAGGGCTATGGACTTAGTTCTGGCCCTAATTTTCCTGAACAGTCTCCTTATGAGAAGCTTGCTGAACAACTTGCTACTCAGATTCAAGGGATTCAGTCACAAGCTACTCCACTGGATAAGCTTCGTGAAATGGCTCAAGGACAGGTTAATTCTCAGTACGATCCTGTTATTTCCGCGCTACAGGGGGAAATGGGTCGTACTCAGGATCGAGCTGGAACTAACCAAGCTGATGCTAGAAATATGTACAATGCCTTGGGCAGTAACATGGAATCCGAAATTCCAGGCATGCAACAACAGAATCAAGCTGCTCAGGATCAGTCTACTCAGCAATATAATGATGCAGCAGCTAAGATGCAGCAAGGTTATCAATCTCAGGCTGCACAACAGCAGGCTATTATGAGTCGTCTTGGTATTGAAGCTGCTACAGGGGATCCAAGAGTTCAACAGACAGCTAATGATCAGCAGTATTTCCAGAACCAGAATTCTACTGATGCACAACATCAGCGAGATATGCTGGCTCAGATTGGTGCTGCTGATCAGGGATTTCAACAGAACATGGCATCTAATAGTCGACTAGCAGGAGAAAACACTGCTCAGGATATTGGACGTCAGTTGGAACAGTATCTTGGTCAGGCTGGAGATAAGCTAACTGGTCTTCAGCAGCAGAAGGGTATGGATTTTACTAACGTTCTTAATCAACTTCAGCAGCAGGATACTCAGAACGTTCAGACTCAGAGTAATAACGCTTTTAATCAGGCCATGGCTATGAACAATTTCCAGCTGAATGCTATGAACTCTGGTAATCAGCAGACTAATTCTGAGAATGAACTTGCCCTTAAGCTACAGGAGTTGCAGCAGAAGATTGCTGGTGACTCTAGTGCTATGGGTAAGACTTCCGGTATGAGTGGAGTCTCTAACTTCCTCGGTCAGCAGTACGGCCAGGATGTTAACAAGGCTTCTCAGCTGGAAAATATCCTTGGCCAGGTACTAAATAGCCCTGATGTTGTTAAGGGTAAGGTTAGTGGCGGTAAGGTCAATGGTATGGATACTATGGTTGACATGACACCCGAATACGTCATGCAGCAACTTAGGAATCTTGCCCAACAGCAGGGTATTCAGGGTGGAGATATTAACAACTTGATGGATGCTTACCTTGCTTACAAGGGACAACTTCGTTAGGAAGTAATGACATGCTCGGAGGTTTCCAGCCTTTGGATTTGTCATTCCTTAAGGGGCGCCAGCTTGATTCAACTAAGCTTGGCGCCCTTTCTGGTTCGACTACTCCAGATCTTAAGACCATTGCTCAAACTATCAGTTCCGGAACTAACTGGGAACAAATCAAGAAGAACCTTGATGCAGCTAAAGAAGCATCTCCTCAGGAACCTACTTTCTGGGGTGGTCTTATGGACTTCCTTAGTTCTGGAAACTATGCCGTTGCTAATGCTATAGATGAAGGTATTGACGGAAACAACGCAGATAAGAATGATAGTGTAGCGTCTTCTATTCTCAAGTCAGCAGAAGGTGCTGGAAAGGGGGCTCTTAAGGGGCTCTGGACGGGCCTCTCCAGCGGTGTGTCGGCTATGACGGGTACTAACGACGACGTCGCACGCAGTCAAATGGATAAGACTAGGTTTTCAGATCTTATCCAGAAGCACACTCCTCTTGGTATTAGGGTTAATCCTAATACAGGGGAATTTTACACTAACGATGACCCTACCCATATTCTTACTGAAAGTGATGCTAAGAAGCACGCTATTGGTTCTGGACTTATCGGTATGGTGGGGGATATTGCTTTCGATCCACTGACCTATTTCGGTGGGGGATTGATTCCTAAGATCAATCGAGCTGGTAAGGCAGCTTCGACCTTGGGTGAAAGTCTCGCTGAACTTCCTAAGATTCCTGAAGAGTTTGTTAATCTTAAGGATGTTAAGGGATTTGGCAAGACTGATATTCCGGTCGGCCTCAACGCTATGCCTAAGATTGAGTCGACTGTTAATACTGCTACAGGTGTTATTCCTACTATGACTAAGGGGACTAAGTTCGAAGCCCCTGTAGCGAATAACAGTGACCCTTTTGCCTCACTTCTAGATGAAATGATGGGTAGTGGGGAACTTAGTGCTGCAAAGAATATAGGAGATATTCCTAAGGGTCCTAAGGTAACTCCTGTCCCACTTCCTACTCCTAAGGAAATTACTGCTGAAAATGCAGCGGGAGACGCTCTACTAACTAATCCTGAGATTCAACACAAGCTTGCATCGAAGATTGGTCAGTTTGTTGCTGTAGGACCTGATGCTAAGAACGTAGTTAAGAATGTCATGGGTTGGCTTAATTCTAAGCACAGCGGCTTGGAATTTCCTAATGTAGTTTCTTATATGGAGAAGCTACGTCAACAGGCTGATCCTAAGTTCTTCGCTCTTATGCAGCGTAATCCTGAGTTCCGTAAGCGTGTTCTTGACGGAATTCACAGTGCTGTTAAGGCTGATGTTGCTTCTAGTACTTTGGGTAAGAGTAAGGCTGCCCGAGAAGCTAAGGAAGTTCTTAACGCTGCTGCTCCTGTTAAGTCTGCTAAAGAAATCATTGAAGATATTGCTAAGGGAACTGATGACGCTGCTTATGCAGGTAAGCTAGCATCTCTCCTTAGTAAGCAAGATGCCGGTATTTTCAAGGGTGTTGTTGATGATTTCAATGATGTCATTAACACTGGTATTTTTAAGACTGCTAGAGATCCTGAAGCTCTTGCTAAGGCTGTAAAGAACGGGATCAATGTTAAGTGGTCTGGTCCTACTCAGGTAAACGTATGGGATAAAATTCTTCACCGTCTTGGTCAATCTGGTCAGGCTAAGTATTTTACTAAGTCTAGGTATACTAAGGCGCTACAGATGCTTCGCGCATTTGAAGACCACTACGTAGCTCTTGGTCACAGTCCTATGTCTGGATTTAAAGCTGCGCACTCTGTTCCTTTGAGGCTTAGTGATGTAATCAGCCACATCGGCCTCGATAATTTTGTTAAGCACTCAGATCTTATTACGACTGTTCTTCGATCTGCCTTTTCAGGTGGAGAAATGCACAATCTTGATAAGCTGATGAAGACTAATCCTGAACTAGCTTCCGCAATCCACAATGGTATTGAGAAGGCTAAGGCTGGATCTGCTATTGCTGAAGCTCCTAAGGTCGAAGCTGGTATTAATGCTGGTAAGACTACGGCTGAAACTATCCTTGCTGAGAACGTTCTTAGTTCTGCTAAGCAGGCTGAGGTAATTACAGGTGCTCAGAAGGTAGCTAAGGATATTTCGCTTAATTCTGGTGCTTCTGCTACAGGGGCTAAGGCTGCTGGTAACTGGGTTAAGGATGCACTAGAAGCTAAGGATCCTGTTGGGGCTGCTATGCAGAGCTCTAAGTTGGATACTATGCAGCAGCTTTCAGGTAAGTTGGATGCTGCATCAATTAACCACAAGTTTTCTAATGCTTCCAAGGTAACAACAGCTATTTCGAAGCAATTGGGCCCTGTAGCAAGCGTAGCTTCTAAGGTAGGTCCAGCTGCAAAAGTGGGGGAGTGGCTTGGTGCGAGATTCAATGCTGCGTATCGCAATGCTGATATGCGTCCTCTTTATCTTCAATATATGGCTTCTGCTAAAGCTACGGTAAGTCTTAGGGCTGCTCAGGTTAACAGTCTTGTCAGGAAGTATGGCAAGGATGGTGACCTGTGGCATGAAGCTATGCAAACTGCTCAGGGAAATAAGATTGGTGCTACTCCTGAAATTCAAGGGCTAGCTCAAGAACTTCAGAAAGTTATGGAGGATCTTTTCGGAGGTTCCGGTTTGCGACAGGGGGCTCAACTTGAGCACTCTGTTGTTGGTAGAGCTCAAATTCTACGCAGGGAACTTAACGATTCCCTTAAGAGATTTGGACTTCCTTACCAATTTACTAACGCCGGAAAATATTCCGATGGTGTTGATTGGATGAAGTCATGGGAAAGTTGGGATGTTAAGAATCCACTTACCATGATGTATCAGGTTCAGAATGCCGTAGAAACTACTGTACGTACACGAGCTATGTTCGATGAAGTTATTTCTAGATTTGGTAGCTACACAGCTAAACCTGGATACACTGCAACTATCAGTCCAGCTATGGCTAAGGAATTTCCCTACTTGAAGGGAATTAAGTTTCAACCAGCCATGGCTGAGCAGGCTAACTATTTCCTCAAGGCTTTCAAGGAAATTAACACGCCCAACAGTCATATGATTCAGCAGCTTGAAAACATCATGGGTAAGTGGAAGTCGTCTGTAACTATCTATCGGCCGGCTCACTACTGGCGTAACCTTGTTGGTGATATTACCTTTAACTGGCTTGCTGATGTTAAGGGAACTAAGCCTTACAGTATTGCTACTAAGGCTATGCAGTCTCAGAAGGGTAAGTACAGTTGGGAGAATGGCGGACAACTGTCTAATCTGACAGGTCCTGATGCTTTGAAAAAGGCCATTAGCGGAGCAACAGCTAGTGGACCTTTGGGACGTAACACTGCCTTCACTATGAAGAACGGGCAGAAGGTTACGAATGATATGCTCTATATTTCGGCCTTCCAACAGGGAATCCTTCCATCGGCTAGGATCCTTGAAGATCTGCCGGATAAGGTTCCTTCACTGTTGGATAAGGTTCATCTTCCTGGAAAACTGGAAGGTAGGGGACAAGCACTAGCTCATAATGTTCATGAGCAACGAGACCACTTTACTCGACTTGCTCACTATGCAGATGCATTGATGAAGTCTGGTAAGTCTTTTGAACAAGCTTCTGCTGATGCTGCGGCAATTGTACGTAAGTGGCACCCTGATGGCATGGATCTAACTAAATTTGAGAAGCGGCTTCGTATCCCGTTCCCATTTTACAGTTGGACTCGTAAGGCTATTCCCCTTGCTGTGGAATCTGTTTACACAAATCCCGGTAAGGTCATGTTGTACCCGAAATTGCAGTACGGAGTTCAAAGTTCGATTCTGGGTGGGGCTTCGGGTAACTCGATGGCTGATCCCTTCCCAGAAGGGCAATTGTGGCCCGACTGGATGCGTGAAAAGGGCATCGGCCCGCTCTGGGGAGAGCCCGGAGATTTCAGTTTTATTAACCCTTCTAACCCAATTCAGGACCTTGCAGCTCAGTTTGGTAATGTTCCGCAGATGCTAGGTAATGGTTTTTCGCCACAGGGTATTGGTGGATTGGCCACTATGGTTAATCCTGCTGCTAAAATTCCTGCGGAGATGATGACCGGAACTAACTTCATGACTCAAGCTCCTATTAAGGACTGGACTCAATACCTAACTAGCCAGATCCCTGGTATTTCAGATTTGTCTAGAGCTTCTAATGTGGATTTGGGAGGATCATCCCCTGTAGCAAGTACCGAAGGTTTCGGAAACATGGAAGCCATCATTAATTACCTGACAGCTGCTGGACTTAAGCAGACTAACGAGAAGGACGCAGTTTCTGGTCAGTTCGCTCTTAAGGATTATCTAAAGAGGCAAAATGGCTAATACATTTGCACCTACTATTGTTCCTCAAGGTGGTTCAGATTTTGCGGCTCAATATCTAGCCAGGAAAAATGCCGCTGGTAAGTTTGATCAGCTACAGAGGACTAAGAACACTCAAGACGTAGCTACCGATCTTATTGATAAGTCGGCAGGAAATATTGGACTGGATCAGTACGGGCTTGTTAAGGATACTCAAGCACCTAAGCCTGTTGATCTGTCTAATACTTTCAATCTAGCTAACCAGTCTATTACTAAGTCTGGATCACTAGCGGCTGATGCGGCTAAGGCTAAGAATGATTGGCAAACACTAAAGAAGGCTCAAGATCTAGCAGCTTCTTACAAGGTCGGGGGAGTAACATCCGCTGATACTTCGGGACTAGCTTCTAATAACAGTCCTGGTAACGTTCTGAGTGCTTCTCAAACTAAGGGCAGTCAGGCCGTAGCTCTAGCTCTACAAGCCTACAACAACAAGACTCCTTACGTATGGGGAGGAAACTCCCTAACTAAAGGAATCGATTGTTCTGGACTCGTGCAGCAGGTTTATAGTCAGATGGGAATTAAGGTTCCCAGAACTACCTATGAACAAGCTAAATCCGGAAGTATCGTGAACCTGAATCAGTTGATGCCAGGCGACCTGGTGTTCTATAATACTGGAAGTAGCGATCCTAATGGGATCGGACAGTATAGCCATGTCGCAATTTATACAGGGAATGGAAACATTGTAGATGCTAGGAATAGTAGAACTGGGATGCAAACTGGCTCTATCTATAATCCTGGCACTCCCGTATTGGGGGTCCGGCCTTGGTGAGCCTCGATTTCAACGAGGAACTAAGAAAGATTACTAATCAGGGTAGCTATAATGTAGCTCCAAAGTTGCCAGCCCCTGTAGCAACAAATAACAAAGCCGCCCCTGTAGCAAAGTTGCCTTCATCCTCCCTTGCTACAGGGGCCTCCAATCTAACTTCATCTCAATCTAGTTCTGACCTAACTAGACTGATGAATGCTATTCGAGGCCAGGAATCTAACAATAATTACCAGGCTAGGAACAAAGACTCAGGAGCACTAGGCGCCTACCAGGTAATGCCTTTTAATCTTTCTGGGTGGGGAAAAGAAGCAGTTGGACATGCAGTAACTCCAGAAGAGTTCATGTCTAATTCTTCACTGCAAGACCAAATAGCTCAGTACAAACTTAATCAATATTTGCAACAATATGGAGCAGCCGGAGCCGCAGCAGCCTGGTATGGCGGTCCTGGTTCTGTAGCTCACATGGATGATAACAAGCCACAGGCAGGGGGGTATCCTTCTATGCGGGCTTATTATGAAGCCATTCTAAGGAGGATGGGTTGAGCCCTAGGCCGTTTGATATTATTCCGGAAGATATTCCGGGAGTCCTAAGTTACCTCAATACAATGGTGGTTAAGATGGATGAAATTCAGAAGGATCACGAAATTGATACTGGTGAGCTTAAGGCTGATTTTAAGGAATTTAAGGACGAGATGCGAGCTGAGCTTAATGTAGTGAAGGGCATGGTAACTAGTTTTCAGAACAAGGTTTTTGGTGTTCTTATTACTATCGTTGTTGCAATCGCCGGTCGTTATGGCCTCGATCTTAGTGGAGTTCTTCAGTGACGCTTAGTCTTCAGACTGTTAAGGATACTGCCAACTCTCAGGTTGGTGTTCATGAGTCTTTTAGTGGTGGACACTGGGATAATGGTCAGAAGTATTCTGATGAGGTTCCAGGTCTTGAATGGTCGGATTTTAAGGCTTGGTGTGCAACTTTTGCTAGTTGGGTTTTCCTGAAGTCTCATGGAACTCCCAATGTAGATTTTCCAGTCACTGCAACTGTCTTTGATGCTATGAATTGGTATAAGTCTAAGGGTCGTTGGTCTGAGTATCCGGCTATCGGTGCTCAGGTTATTTATGGTGTTAATGGTAATGCCCACACTGGTATTGTTATCAGTTATGATGATAACTATATTTACACTGTTGAGGGCAACACTAATGACAATGGTTCAGTAGAGGGTGATGGAGTCTATAAGAAGACTCGTGCTCGCCGTGATGATTTTGTTCACGGTTACGGGTACCCTTTCTATCCGGAAGGTATTACTTCTGCTGATCCCGCTTGGAATAAGAGCGTACCTACTGTGACTCCGTTCCCTGGTAAGGATTATTTCAAGGTCGGTCAGTCTAACAAGTACGTTCTTGATCTGGATAACTGCCTTGTTCGTAAGGGTTACACTCGTTTTAACGATGGTAATGGTTACCAGCCTAGTACTTATTATTCTGAATACACCAGGCTTAATGTTCAGGCTTTCCAACGTGCTCAGGGTTGGTCTGGTTCTGATGCAGATGGATTCCCCGGAGCTGAGACGTGGCGTCGTCTGCACCTTTAAAATTGGTTGACAAACCGCTTAAACTCCAGTCGACTGTTTCGATTGTTGCAACTTGGTCAAGGCGTATTTTGCCTAGGTAGTTGACTCTACGGCTTGACAGGCATAGTCTGTATCCATGAAGGCGACACCACACCCCTTCGCTTGGCAGTCGAAGGCAAAGTGTCGGAACTCTTCTACGTCTATTTTCTTTGATGACGAAGATGGTTCTAATCACTCTCGCGACAGATACAAAGCAATTTGTAATTCGTGCCCGGTCCGGCCGAACTGTCTCGAAACTGCCATAATATACAACTTTGATGGAGTCTGGGGAGGACTTGAGGCCCGGGAGCGGCGCGAGTTGTATTCAAAAGAATATCGTGAGCAGCTTGTTGAAGAGTTGGACGAAATAGGCGACTACGTTCATCTCGATCACAACGCAGCTTAACGCAGAGAAGCCCCGAATCATTATGGTTGATTCGGGGCTTCTTCGTTTATTCTTCTTCTTCTTCGTCCAACTGGCCGGACACTATTTCCTGTAGCATGATATCGAAATCTTCTTCGCTTGGATCGATTACTTCATCAACCGAATCATCTTCCGAATTCTCAGCTTCGGCGTCTTCTTCAACTAGGCGGTCTACGACTTCCCAGGCTGCCTGTAGAGCCTGCGGACCAACTACCTTAGGAATTCTACCGTCCCAACGTTCGGAATCAGTCTTCCCGTAAGGATTCCACTGAATTCCATTCTTAGCAAGATTTTTGAATCTGCAAAGATTAGAACAGTAGGCTACAGCCGCATAAGTTGAAGCAAACGGAAGTTCACACTCCGCACACTTCTTGTCAGTAAATCCTTTACCTCGTGATGCGATAAAGAACAGTACCGATTCGGCTTCAAGTTCTACACGTTCTTGAGCCATCTTAACTTCATTACGAACGCGTTCCATACGTTCGTGATAACTCTCCATGATAGCTTGGTCTGAATTACCAAACTTAGACCCGGATCTAAGAGCGTTACCAACTTCTTGCTGACCATCAACATCAATGCCAAGTTTCTTAAAGTAACCTGCAAGTTTACGTGCTTCTTTAGCTGCTTGACTGTTACTTCGGCGTACCATTTTCCCTGGCCTTCTTTACGGTAATCACATCGTTCTTAATCAAGTAAAACATACCGTGACAAAAAGCTGATTTCCAGTTGGACTTAGCATGCCCTTCGGATTCAACCCAACCAGGCTTACCGATCCAACCCTGAGCGGCTGTAAGATGAGCGGAAGGTTGTACAACAAGTTTATGATTACCAATCAAAGCCATAAGTTTAATAGCGCCGAGCGCCTGAGAAACCTGCATGTCACTAGTGTACTTACTGGACATATTCTGTGCTTTATCTGGTCGAATTTTAAAATCTTCAACGATAACTGTTTTGTTATTGATGCGTTCATGAAAAATGGCTAGAGCATCAAGAAAATCATCTAGATTCAACTGTCCTTTACGCAGAATATTTGCCTCTTTATCAAAGAAAGCAAATCCATTAGTATTGCCCGGATCAAAGGCCATGTACTCTACGTTCTCAAACATTAGACAGGATCTCCGTTTTCATTAGCTGCTACAGGGGATCGCCAATGATTCCAAGCTTCACCATTAGTGTTACCGCTGAAGAAAGTATCTTCCCTATCTGTAACTACTGTATAACTAACTACTTCCGAATCAGAGTAATCGCCTGGTCCAATTTCAACCTTAGTAATACTATGCTTAGTCATAATATCGCGAATAATTTCAACAGCTACTTCTGCATTATTAAACATTAGTGACTCCAGTACTCTTCCTCTGTAGCAAAGAAAACTCCAAAGTTAAGTTCATCTTCAACTCTGGACATTACTTCCTTGATAATCGGTACGTAGTAATCAACCATGGATTCTCTAATTTCAAAAACCACGGAATCATGCACCTGTAGCAACATCTGACAATTAGGTCCATCGACTTCACGGAACAAGCGTAGCATAGCAGACTTCACGATCTCTGCTCCGCCACCCTGAATGAGTGAATTGTAGGCCTTATGGGCCCCAATGTACTGTCCCGTTCGCCTATCCTTAACAAACCTACGTCGTCTAGGACCAACCCAGTACTTAACTTCACCAACCTTAGCAGCATGCTTGTTAGCATAGTCGGTGTACTTCTTTACAGCAGCGTACTTAGCTTCCCACTCATCTACGAACTGAGAAGAGTCCATAGTACCAATATGAGCCCAAGCTCTACGGTAGGCGTCATACCTATCTGAGGAAGAATTAGGTTCAGGCTTACGGTAATTATCTCTAACCCACTGAGGTACATCTTCTCCGAGGAAGGTAGCAATTTTAAGCTTCCCACCACCGAAGAGTTTCATATAACTAAGTGTCTTACAACCATGTCGAGGCCGGCCAAGTTCTGTACTCATCTGAGTAAATACATCACGTTCTTCCTTTGAATATTTCTCAGGATGACGTGACTTGTTGAACAACTCAATAAGAGCTACTTCATTCGAATAAGCCGCAGCAAGTCGAAACTCAAGCTGAGAGTAGTCGTTAGAAACCAGAACAAAACCAGGTTTGGCAATGAATGCATCTTTAAGATTACCGTTCCAACGCTTAAAGCTATCCGTTCCTTCTTCAGAGGTTCTAGGAATCTGCTGAAGGTTAGGATCTGCGCAACTAAGTCGACCGGTCCTAGTTCCTGCCTGTCGATACTCACAACGTAGACGACCGTCGGGAGATACCTTATTCAGGTAAGAAGTATAATTAGAAGTTACAGTCTTCTGCCAACCACGGAATTCCGTGATGTCCTTAGCTAGATCGCTGTACTTATCCCCTCTTAGTTCTAGGAGGGCATCATAATCTTCCATCGCATCTTTGTTGAAGGAATAATTACCCTTCTCAGTCTTGTGATCTTCGAGAAGAGGAATACCAGCTTTACGGAAAAGACGTTCAAGCATACGCGGCGAACTAGGGTCCATATCTCCTAGTTTGTTCTGTAGTTGATACATCCTTGCTTCACCGATAGCTCTTTCTCGGCGACAGAAGGCCTGATCTAGCAGAACACCTCGGGACTCCATAGTTTTGAGAAGTCGAGTAAAGTCCTGCTCACGCTCCCAGTAGTGCTTGATTGGTGCCTTAGTCGCCATCGAAAGTTCCAATGTCACGAAGAGTTTCAGGAGCAATAGCTCTACGCCTGAGTTCCTGCATGTAGTTCAAAATCTTAGTAGCGTCCAGAGGGAGTCCAGTTCTTTCAGCCTCCATGAAATAACCTGTTAGTTCGTTCCACGCTTCGCCATAATTAGGTGTTGGAAGATTAGTCACAGCGGATAAATCCTAACTTGAATCTTGCGTTCAACAGCGGCTCGAATACAATCCCACGTACCAATAGAATCCGGAGCAGGGAAAGCAAAGAGAACGTCTACTCCGCTATCCAACATCTGACGGTTTCTAATTGGTCCTGCTGCCTTACCATGTGTATTCCAATCAGCAAGGAAGGATTCTACAGTCCAACCTAGATTATATGCAGTTTCATAGACTACCTTATCAACCCCTTCGGCACCTCCCTGCTTAAGAATAATCTGTGTATCATTAAAATGAAGCATACTTAGAACATTCTCAACTTTAGATCTACTTGAAGCGTTAACTCTACGAGAACCAGTAACAGCAATACGAACAAATTTCTCAGCCATTACTTGTACTTCTCCTTAAGAAGTGCTGCAACTTCTGTGACAGGGGGAAGTTCTGCATCTTTCACTATGAAAACTGGAACTTTAATACCATGGTATCGAAAAGAATTTCTGGTGTAGCAAAGTTTAGTGAAAGCTCTAAATTCTGAAACCTCTGCATCTACTTTCCAATTTATAGGTTCTACTACTGGCACATATACAACTTGAAGTTCAGAATCAACTGACTTCCATTCTTTATCAAGTGGACCGCCAATAAACAAAGATTCTATATATCTAGCCATTGAAAGGATCTCCCATAAGTCGACGCTTGGCTTCTTCTCTTTCAATAAAACCTTGCTTCACAATTCTAGTAAATCCTGCCCATTTATAAGCAAAATTCATTGCCTCTTCCCACGTCTCAAACATATCAGGATAATCATCTGGTTCGTTAGGATTAGCCGCAGAAGATCTAACGATCCATGGATGAATGGTTTTAGTAAGAAGTTTGAAAACCTTATAGTCAGCCATTGAAACCGTCCTTAATAAAGTAAGGCCACAAATATTCAAACAACTCTAGAGTTAGTTCAGTATCCCCTGTAGCATAATCACCCATGACGTCTGCCGGGAAATTAGCTGACCAACCCCATAGTGCTTTATAGTATTCCCATTCTTTAGACTGACGTTTACCATCATTCTTCAACAACATTTTGCTCAAGTCATTAAGCTTGAGACTATTCCAGTTCTCATTAATCATTCGTGCCATCAACACGGTGTCATAGAAATAAACATGATCCATGTTAAGTCCGACCGTGTTAAGTGAGAACAAGTCGAACTTGGCATTATGATAGATTACTGGATTATTCTTACCTCGCGACAGGAGGTAATTAAAAAGAAGGTTCTGATTTTCAGGTGTGAGATTACTACGTGAATGTCTAACGGGAAAGTAATAGCTAAACATCTTGCCCTGTAGCAGAGAATTTCTACCTGCTACTGAAATACCGATGCAGTAATCCGTACCATCTCTAACCTTAAGACCAGTAGTCTCTGTATCAATGGCCAGATACTTAGTAGTCATCATTTCGGGATAAGCGACTTCAAATTGAGCATTGAAATCAAAATCACCGTCATCATCATCAGATTGGGATTGAGAATCCCTTACGAGTGGGTGGTTCATCCTCATCCTTCTCTACAATAAGTGGCGGTGCCCCAGTCAAAGGAATTGCTGCCCGATAAAACTTATGCTTATTTCCATCAAACTTAACTGTAAATCTTTCAGTGTTTTCCTGGTAACGAGTCTTCACGTGGCTGATAGTTGCTTCAAGTCCTCGTGCATCTTCATCACGTACCATCATAATTACTGAGTCAGCTGCTGCACTAAGAGCCTGAGTACCAAACAGATCAGACAAGTACTTGTGAGTAAGACTAGCCTTACTAGAAGTCTTACCTGCTACTTCCTTACGAGTGTGAGCAACCATAAGAATGGAGAACTCAAACACTCCCGCAAGCTTACGAAGAAGTCGGAGAGATTCCTTAACTTCCTTCTCACTCGTTAGCTCCATAGCAAGGGATACAGTAGCGGAGTCGATGTAAAGAATGTCAGGTCGAGAATATCTAATATCCTTAGCGAGATGGTTAATCATCTCGCTCTCTGGCATGAAGAACTCAATAGGTTCAACTTCAGAGTAGATTTGAAAGTTCTCTTCGAGAAGATCCTGTTCATAAATATCCTCAGGATTACCCTTATCAAGAAAAACCTTAAGCTTCGGTCCGTTCATCTCAAGCGATAGAAACATAACCTTAGCTGGCCTATCAAGACAGGATCTCCACCCGAACAGGTTCTTCTGTAGCACAAGACTCTTACACAGCTCTGTAGCAAGAAGAGTTTTACCAGATCCGGGAGGACCAGCAAGAAGAGCAATACCTGTTAGTGGAAGAATTCCATCAATAACCCACTTGATATCATCCGTCGTTTGCAGGAAAGTCCTCCAGCCCTTAAAAGGAAGCTTGAAGGAATTACCCATAGTTTCCGGGTTCTTGTTCTTGGCCTTAACTCGACAATAATCTACAATTCTAATGTACCGCTCTGTAGCATCATCACGATCCTTAAACTTACCCCAATCCCTATCCTTCCATCTGATAATAGAAAAAACTTCCATGTTATCCAGGCCGGCCTCAATAAGGAAATGGCCCATCTTAGACAAGAGCTTAGAACGATCCTTACGGATATCTTCCCTTGGCATCTGTAGCAGCTTGATAAGTTCGGGATCATCAAGCTTCTTACTAAACAAAATATTAGTTGCTACAGGGACCAACATTGGATCAAAGTCAACCATCGTAAATACTTCGCGATGAACTTCAAGATCCTCAAATACCTTAGCAGAATACATCTGCTGAGTATGATGAAGAATAGTTACTTCTTCACCATTTCGCTTGTGATTAACTCCTGCTACAGGGCGCAGTACCTTAGACCCAAACCAACCTCCGAGGTCACCCTCCAAGGCGTAAGTCAGGGCCTTATTAGTATCTTGCAGTGTAGCTAGATCAGTTACAAACTCCGGTGACTTCCAATACCAGTGTTCATAACCTTCAATTGAAGAACGATTCCTCCACGTAGGGAGAGGAATACCAAGTTCTTGCATTCGTTCTACGGTAGGGATAGTTCCATCGAAGTCAACCCAGAAGACGTTAGATCCCTTAACATCTTCTACGTTATTCGATGGCTTAGAATACATAGCTGGTCCGATATAAACATCGTAACCATGCTTGTGCTCATGAACGAATTCTACGATTTCCTTCTTCTGCTGAGGCCACCTGAAATACCTCTCAGTCCATGCACCCTTCTTATCTGACTTACCTTCGAGAGTCAATGTCTTAAGGGCTAGGTATACCCAACCATTTTCATTACCGTACATGTACTCAAGATGACTGCTCAAAGCTTCAGTCGGTTTGAGGTTAGTGACAGCTCCCACTAGTTCTATCGCCTTTGGAACTAGACTTTGGTTGACGGGTAACACTAGAAAGGGGCGGCAGTAACCTTGAACCGTAGATTACTGCCGCCCTGTAGCGACTTCAGTTAATGCTTACAGACCAGAACGAGCGAACGGGTTGTCATCATCGTTATCAGCCTGACCGCTACCCTGATCCAGAGAACGGAAATCCTTAAGCTTAACATTGGTACGACCAGACTTTGCGTCCTTCTGGTTGTACGTAGTTGCGTAATACTCGTTACCCATAAGGAGTTCCTTGTAGTTACGGTGATTGAACTTAGCGATCTGGTCATCGCTAAGGCCGTAAGCCTTAAGGTGAAGATTCAGGTTAGCAAAAGAACGCGTCAGATCAACTTCCGAAGAACCATCCAGAGCTTTACCATTCTTGTCAACACGGGGGTAGTGCAGCCACTCATAGACCTGACGGTCAGCGTAAGGACCCGAAACAATCTTAGAGATCACCGTAATGTTGTACTTCTCCGAGTTGTTCTTAGTCGGAGCAAGTTCGACTGAATCAATCGACCAACGGTAAGTGTTAGCCGGAAGACCAAACGGGTCGTCCGGAAGCTCATCAATCTTTACAGTATCGAAAGCATTACCATCACCGAAGATGTCATCAAGACTAGGAGCGTCGGGAACGTCATCGCCAAGACCGAGGTTAGCGAAATCGTCAATGTCAGACATGAAAGTAAATCCTTTAGGTTAGATGAAACAGATGAGTTAATACTTATTTAATTAGTTGAGGACTAGTTATTAGACTAGCCTCAATTTAACCACCGGGCGGAGGATCGGGAGTAGGTACAATATCTGGCTTGAACGTAATAAACGCTCGTTCATTCTGATAAGCCAGATAGACTTCCTGCTGAGTAGGCAGAGTACTGTCGGTCTCACTAGTTACCGCCGTAACATTAAGACTAACAATTCCTGCATCAGTAACTACGTTCTCGGATATAGTTACTGTGATCGGCCCTGCCATTCAAGAATCCTTTCTACAAAATCATCGTCAGTCATAACAGAAGGCATACCCTTAATTTGAGTTTTACCAGCCACTTTATCAGTCGGCCTAACTCTAACTACTCGTTGAAGCTTCTTGGTATTCTTATCTTCTGTCACTGCTACATAGGCTACCACATTGGCGTCAGCGTTGACTAGCTCCCAAATCTTTTGGGGGAGTGCTGGTCGAGTAACTTCACCAGGCTTGATATTTCCATTCTTATCAACACCTGGACCTTGCACATGACAGTTAAGAATCACATTGAAATCATTTTGTGCGGCAAGAAATTGAATGATAGGTCGCCACGTACTCTTAGAAAGTCCGTAATCACTCCAGCTAGGCATATCAGGATGCTGTCTATCCGCGAAAGCCTTGTACTTACGGTGATTGGGATTCATATACTCACGCATCTCCTTATCCTGAATAGATGTAAAAGTATCCAAGATGAGGGTATCAAAAGTAGATTGACCAGACGCGTGACGTTCTGCGGCCTTTCTAATATCAGACAAGCCCGTGTACTTAACCGTCTTGGTATTAGCTAGAAGTTCAGGCCACTCGTGAAGTGCATTGATACCTGATTCAGCGTAAAGAATAAGTGACTTACCTCCAATCTTAGATGCCAGGATTGTCTTACCGGCACCTGGGATACCCCAAAGAACAATGAACAACTTCTTATCAAGTTCTTTCAACGGAGTTGCCCAATCGTCATCTTCAAAGGCGTTCACTCGTTCTCCTCAATAATGTCGTCATCGTAACCATAAGTGTTGAGCTTAAAGTTAACTTGTTCCATCAAAGTTGTATCAAGCTTTTCAAGCTGTGCATCACACAAGGCATCAAACCTGCACCATTCACAAGTTGTCTTAACTAGTGCTGGCTTAACTTCTTCATCAATTTGTGCTCGGGTAAGCAACTTCAATGCCTGAATACGCCTAGCTTGAACAGCGTGGTTCTCAGTAATAGTTGCGATCTTAACGTGAGAAGGGTCATGTTCAACCCTCTTAAATGTTTCCTTGGCATCGGGTCGAAAACGAACTTCGTTGTAAAGAACGTGAGGTACCTTTTCATTCGGATACATATAACGCAGTGCCCGAATGTAATTAGGTCCCTGGGCATTCATCTTAACAGCTCGGGCGTTCCAGAAGTTACCAAGAAACTTATGGTCAACCGGAGCAATCATACCCTTGAACTTACCACCCCTGTAGCGAATAGTAAGGTCGATACGTCCTACAAATTCAAAGGTAGGATCAGCAACCTTATTTTCGATACCAAGGATTTCCCACTCGTACATGTCTCGTTCGTAGTACTCAAAGTACAGCTTCATAAGAGCTGCAAGCTCTGAAAACATCTGAGACTTAACATGGTCTCCGGCTGCCATCTTATCGAAACAAGCTTCAGTCAGAGTATTTACTACGAACTTAGCAGCTTCCTTGTGAGGGATGCCATCCTTAATCCTTGTGTAATAAGCCTCAAGGGCTGAATGACCCATAACACCCTTAGATACAGAAGGACCATCTGTTAGTTGAGCAAGCTGGTAATCAGGGTGGTACTTATACTTCCAAGCAGTAGCGCACTTGTTGTAGTCAGATACCTGACTTGTTGAAACCGGCTTCGCACCCATTGCTACAGAACACATCCTTAACTGGAAAGTAATTCTTAGATCGAGCAATATAAATTACAGAAGATACTGCGTAAGGTTCAGGTCGTTGAGTACAAGGTCGGAGAGTAGTACTAATAAAAAGGTCATCACACCAAGTACACTGGTAAACTACTTTGTCTTGTTCCGGTTTACCACAAAACCCATGAACCAAAATACCAAGGGAATCAGAATAACGAGTATCATTATCCCAATTCCGATACCTACGGCAAGTGCAAGTAGATCGTTCCAGTTCATTAGGCAGCCCATCTATTAGATGAATAACACCCATTAATCTTTAACCTTTTTAATGGTAACTTTAGACCATCGAAGAATGTTATCTGCTAGTTCTTCAATGGACGCATCACAGGGATCATGTGGTGGATAGTTACTTCCCCAAACGTACGTCTCATCATTAGTAGCATGCCAGCGATTGTGACAATTATGGCAAATACGATGGACATTGCCGGAGTCATTATTAAGGGTGTTCTTATCGGGGCCGTGATGACGAGCTTCTTGTTTCCCATCGACACAGCCAACAATAGGCTTGTTACCTCCACAATTGGATTGTCTCGCCCACTCACAATCTGCCTCTCTATTTAGCGGATACATTTCCGCAGCACGTTTACGACCTGTAGATTGTTGGTCCTTAAGATTAGCATCATCTTTGTAAGTATTTATTTGTCGTACGGGAACCCCTGGTCTGGATTCATTTGGAATCGAAGTTCGTCCCACTCCTGTTGCTGCTGAAGTGCCATCTTCTTCGACTTCCAATGAATTAGAGCTATCATGCTGCACGCTACTAGAAACGCTGCCAAAAGAATTAACCAATTCATCATTGCATCGCTCATTAAACTCACACTCCCAAATTCTACCCATAAGACAAGCAACACATTTAATGGCCATTTACCGATGAACCTTCTTCGTCAGGAACTTCCTGTTCAGAAAGGATATCATCAGTATCAGATTTAATCTCGTCTATCTCAGCAATTGAAGCAAATTTTTTAAGGTAAATGTTAATAGCAAACTGGTGACTATACTTGTGCATTATCGTCCAAAACGAAAGAAGGACTAGCGCGGAGTTACGCTAGCCCTTCTTAGCTCGGCTAGCTTACAGATGTGAGTCATGGTTATCTGCTACGGAAGTACAGGGACCCGTAGAGTAGGCTCAGAATTTAGATGGTGTCTAAACTCCTAATTCTGAGCTTTGCCATCTTGCATCGGTAAGCTAGACCTCTATAGTTAACTTCCTTAAAACAAACTTAAGGAACAGTTAACGGATTTTGGGTAAGGGCGAGAGCTGAATTAGAAGGCGACTAGTTCAAAGGCCCGGTCCGGCCCGCTCTCACCCTTACACCAAAAGGGTACCACAAAAAGAGGTCTGTCAAACCGTATTGACACAAGGTACCACCTCACCCATACGAACTAGCCACATGGGTTCCGGTTGCTAGGTGTCTTTCGGCCAGATGGTTCAATCTCAGACAATCGTACAGAAATGGGCTTGATCGGCAGCGAAGGGAGCACGGAGCGTATCGACCAGTCCCGAAGAGCGTTATTTAACAAAGAGTTAATCTCATGATGACTTGTCACCTGAACCTGAAGTGTGAGCCACATAGCAATCCTCACTACAATAATTAGTTGAAGTAGGCATAAAACAAAAGTCACACATCTGAAAATCGTAAAGGTCACTATAAAGTTTATTTAGATCTGCGTATGACGAACAGTCATCCTCGTCAGGAACATCAGTGTTATGCATGGTAATTACCTGAAGTTCCTGACTTTCCCTATTACGCTGTATAGGAACTATGACACTGTCATACTTGTTAGTCGTTATGTCCTGAGACATTAGTATTAAACTCTTCCTTCATAATCTTAATCCCCTCCCGAACACCAAGTCGGTATCCCTCGTTGAACTTCTCAGCGTTCTGCTGAGTTACCTTAGCTACTCCTTGAATATTTCCTTCCAGAACACCATCACTATAAATCTTATGCATTTCATCTGCGGAATAAGTAGGTGCTACAGGCCCTTCATAAATCTCTGCAACAGTTACATCTTCTGCTACAGGGGCCGTCTCGCACTTATGAACAAGGTGCGTAAGTCCAAACAAGAAAACTTCAAAATTAGCAATCTTAGAAACAAAGCCATCCCTAATAAGCTTCTTTACATTCTTATCAACTACTTCAGGAGTCATATTGTAAGAAGACTTGCCACCCCAAAAATCATTATTAATATCCGTAAGAGTATCAACATCCCACTCAACGCGACCACCGCGAGAAGAGTATTGCATAACCTGAAGAAGACGGTAAGAATGAGGAATTGGCATAGTTAATCCTTAATGTTAGTTTAGCTACAGGAGTATAAGTAGCTATTGCGACAGGGGTAAGCCTTAATTTCCAC